CTGTTTTAGGCACTAGATCATGGTCTATGTCTATCACCAAAGATACCCAAGAAACAACTGTTCAAGGTGACACTTTCAAATCTTTTGTCGGTGGACTTATCGAAGGTGAGGGATCTGCTGAATTAGTTTATGATGCCGCTGCATCTGGTGAGACTGCAACATTTGTTGATGGTGTATTGACTACAGGTGACGCTGGAACAGCATCTTTTGAGCTTTTTCCTGATAGTGCCTCTGGTTCTCAAAAAATCAGCTTTAGTGGCCTTATAACAAACTTTGAGCAAAGTTCTGCATTGGGTGATGTAAACACAATCAGTATTACATTCAAGCCATCTGGCACAATTACATCAGCAATCTAAAAAGTAAAATTCTTCGCAATTATTTATGGCAACTAAAAGAACCGCAGAGGTATTACTTGGGGCATTTCAAGATGAAATGGTCACAAGACGACAGTTTGACGTTAAAAATTCTAAAGATGAAGTCATTATGACTTTATACTTCAAACCGATAACAAGATATGCAAGAGTCAAAGCACAACAATTAGCTGGCCCAAACGCTGATGCTTTGGTTGTATCTACTCAACTACTTTGTCAGATGGCAGAGAAAGAAGATGGAACTCCAGCCTTTGATATGTCAGATGCTCCAATATTACAAAGACAACTACCAGAAAAAGTTTTAAATGATCTTGAGCTTTTCTTAAATGACATCAAGCTTGATATTGATACAGCAAAAAAAGAATAAAAGGGGATACTTGGCTTCGGTTTGAGTTTTTCCTAGCAACAGAACTCGGTAAAACAGTGCAAGAACTCAGGCTCAATATGACTGAAGCAGAGCTTATATATTGGGCTGGTTACTATGAAATAAAGCATGACGAAGAAAAGAGGGCATTGCAACGACAAAAACGCAATTCAAGGTAATATAGAATAAAGGTTTTTTTTATTTGTGGCAGAAGCAGTCGTTAGATTAAGAGTTGATGCCAGTGGTGCAAGTCAAGCTTTAGATAAAATCGGCAAAAAAACAAATACGTTACAAGGTCAATTTAATGGCTTAAGAAATGCTATTGCTGCAACTGGTATTGTTCTTCTTGGCAGACAAGCGGTAAATACTTCAGCAAACTTTGAAAAGCTAAATGTAAGACTAGGATTGTTGACTAAAAGTAGTGAAGATTTTGCGAAGTCACAACAGATTGCCGCAGATGCACAGAAAGCTTTTGGTCTAAGTGCAACTGAAGCTTTGGAAGGTGTTACAGATATTACAGCAAGATTAGCTCCACTTGGGACATCAGTAGAAGATATAAAAACTGTATTTTTTGGATTTAATACCGCTGCAAAATTAGCTGGTGCTTCAGCCGTAGAATCATCAAACGCATTTAGACAACTAGCACAGGCTCTTGGCTCAGGAAGGCTGGCTGGTGATGAATTTAGGAGTGTTTCAGAACAAGTGCCAACTGTTCTTGCTCCTATCGCTGAAGAGCTTGGTGTAACTATAGGAGAACTTAAACAACTTGCTGCTGATGGAAAATTAACCAGTGATGTTGTACTTAGGGCTTTGGGAAGGATAGGAAATGAAGGAAGTGGGTTTTTGAAACAACTTTTGGAAAACGACCCGACACAAGTTTTTAAAGATTTCAATAATGCGACTGAGGATTTATCAAGAGCTTTTGGAGATCAACTAAAGCCTGTTGTTATGGCGGTAACAAAAGCCTTAACAGGATTTATTACAAAATTAACAGATTTTGTAAACACAGATGCTGGAAAAGCAACTATGTTGTTGGCTGCTATTGCTGGGGGAATTTCAGCTATAACCACTGCTGCTCCTTTGGCTGGAGCCGCTGTTTCTGCATTTGCTGTCAAAGTAGGGGCATTAAAAATCGCAGTTCTTGGCTTGTCTGGTGCTTTGGCTGCTAGTGGTATCGGAGCATTTGCTTTAGCTCTTGGATTTGTAGCAACAAAAATAATAGAAACCAAAAGAAAACAAAAAGAGTTAAATGATGCGATTACAAAAGGTTCTGGAGAACAAGTTGCAAAAGCACTTACAAAACAAAAAGAGATTTTAACAGAAATCAATAAAAGGCTAGTTAATGCAAATGGCAGAACTAAAAAGAATCTTGAAAATAAAAAAGCAGAAGTTTTAGAGGATATAAAATTACTTCATGAAAGAAATCGGAACTTAGAAAAAGAAAAAGAAATTACAGAAGAAAAGAAAAAACAAAATGAAGAGCATAAAAAGTCAGAAGAATTAATAAACAAACAAAAAGAGGCAACTGAAAAACTAAAAGAAAAAATGACTGCTATAGGAGAAGAAATAGAAGGAAGTATAAAAAGCAACCTTAGAGATGCAATAACTGGAGCTAAGTCATTTGGGGATGCTATGTCTAATGTATTAAATAGAATTAGAGATAAAATTCTTGACGCACAGATAGACAAGCTTATTGGTGGCTTTGGAGAGGCATTTGGTAAGGGTTCAACTGGTGGAGAGAAAAAAGGTTTAGGAGGGTTTTTAGGTGGAGTACTTGGAGGATTGTTTGCAAATGGTGGTCAACCACCTGTTAACAAAATTTCTGTAGTTGGTGAAAGAGGGCCTGAGTTATTTGTTCCAACTTCAAAAGGCACAATTATTCCTAATGGTGGATTTGGTGGAGAATCAACTACAAATGTCATCACCGTAAACGTAGATGCAAAAGGCTCGTCAGTTCAGGGTTCAGATGCCGAAGGAAATGAGCTTGGTCAGCAAATAGCTATTGCGATACAATCGGAATTAGTAAAACAAAGACGTAAAGGAGGATTATTGGCATAATGGCAACTTTTCCAAATATTACTCCTCAATATTCAACTCAGGAAACTGTAAATCAAGATAATCAAACTGTTGAATTAGGTGATGGATTTCAACAGCGTTTAGTTTTTGGACTACCAGCAAATAAAAGACTTATTAAATTAAATCTAACTTTTAATGTTTCGACTACAGACGCTGCAACCATTGATACTTTTTTAAATGCAAGATTTGACGATCAGGCCAGTTTTGATTTCACACCACCTCATCACTCATCAGCTTTAAAATTTATATGCACTAGCAGAACTAGAACAGCTATACTTTCAAATCGGGCGATAATGAATTTAAGTTTTGAACAAGTAGCGGAACCATAATGGCAATACCTACTTCAGAACTACAATCAATTAATCCAAGTTCACTAATAGAACTTTTTAAATTAGAACTTGTTGAGGGTTTGCATTATGCAACTGGCAATCCATCATCAGTTCCTACAGTATTCAGATTTCATGCTGGAACAAGTATGAATAGTAATGCAAATATAATTTGGCAAGGTGAAACTTATCAAAGATTTTCTATTGCCGCTGGTGGTTTTGAGTTTTCGGGGTCAGGTCAAATTCCAAGACCAACATTGCAAATGAGTAATTTAGGCGGTATTGCAAGAGATGGAAGCGTTTTATCTGTTACAGATTTATTGATTATTGTTAATACAACAACCCCAAATAATGATTTATTAGGAGCAACTTTAAGAAGGCTTAAAGTTTTAGCAAGTAGTCTTGATAATGCTAATTTCAGCGGGGGTTCAAATCCTTTTGGAACACCAAACTCAAATGAATTACCTCAAGAGATTTTTGTAATTGACAGAAAAAGTGTTGAAAGTAGAGATGTTGTAGAATTTGAATTAGTCTCAACTCTTGATACTGAAAACAAAAGAGTTCCCGCAAGACAGATCACTAGGGCTGAATTTCCCGCAGTCTCAACATTTTTAAATAGATAAAAATGGAACAATGGAAAATTGATGCTTTTGACCATGCTGTTAGATGTCAGCCTTTTGAATGTTGTGGAATATTAGCAAAAAAAAATAATAAATTAGAATATTGGGAATGTGAAAACGTAGCAAAAAATCATCCAGAATATAGTTTTGTAATTGAGCCTTTAGATTGGGCAAACTGTGAGGATAATGTAGATGAAATCATAGGCATTGTTCATAGTCATCCAGAGGGCGAATTTAAATTCAGTGATAATGATATTGCAAGTTGTAATTATTTAGATGTACCTTTTTACCTTGTAGATCCATCAACACAAAGTATTATTCATATAGAGCCGCAAAATTTATGAAAAAAATAATTGTTTATGGAAGATTAAGAAAGTTTTTAGGTCAATCTGAATTTGAGGCCAATGTTGCAAGCCCTTTAGAAGCTATAAGTTTTTTAAACTGTAATTTCAAAGGTGTAGAAGAGCATATGTCTGTACAGCCTTATACAATTCTTTGCGGAGAACAAGTTATTTCTCAAGACTTAATTGGTTTGAGAACTGATGCTGATATAAAAATTATTCCTTTAGTTCATGGTAATATTTTTGGAATTGCTGCTGGTTTTCTTTTTAAATTTGTTGCAAAAAAAGTTGTATTGCCAAAACTTTTGACAACACTTATCACAACAGTTGGAACACAGATGATATTTAGTGGAATTAATAATCTTCTTACGCCACAAAGAACAGGAAATAGAAGTGCAGCTTCAGATATGGATAGGACTGACCCATCTGCATTTGCAGCAAACTATTCATTCACTGGCCTAACTAACGTCAGTCAGGCTGGAGTTCCAGTAAATTTAGTTTTTGGCGAAATTCTGGTCGGGTCAGTTACTGTTTCAAATGGTGTTGATACTGTTCAAGTTGAGGGAGAAAATTAATGAGTATAAAAGAATTTGACCAAAATACAACTTTAAGTAATCCTGATCTTCCATCTGATGCTCTTTCGAGTAAACAGTTTATAACCATTGTTGATGTTGTTTCAGAGGGAGAAATCGCTGGATTTGCAACACCTCATAAAAAAGGAATTGCGTCTACAAATGCCGCATATAAGACAGCTTGTAAAACTGATATTTTCTTAAATAAAACACCTGTTCTTAATGTTGCATCTGATCTGACTGACGCTGAATTTCTTGAAAAAGTGCAAAATGTTGAAGATACAGACTTTAATTTTCAAAATACTGGCTTTGATTTTAGACTTGGAACCGCATCACAGACATTTATAAAAGGAATAAAAAATATTGAAATTGAAAATCCTATTGCGACAGCAGTTACAACATCAAGTCCAATAACTCACACAGTTACCGCAACTAATATCAATGCTGTAAGAGTTACTATAAGATTTGGGTCTTTGCAAAAATTTGAAGATGATGGTGATATAAACGGAACAGAGGTGGAATTAAAAATAAAAACTATTGAAAATAATGGAACTACAACTACTGCTATCGAAGATAAAGTCAAAGGGCGGTCAACTAATGCTTATTTTCGTGATTACTTAATTACTTTTTCAGATACAACTTCTTTTCCTGTACAAATAAGAGTTGAAAGAGTCACTGCTGATAGTACTGATGCGGCTTTAGTAAACGCTTTTAGCTTTCATTCTGCGACTAATATTATTTTTGAACAAAATGCTTATCCGAATACAGCACATTTAGCATTGAGATTAGGGGCTGAACAGCACCCAAGAGTCCCTAATAGGGTTTATAGATTAAGAGGGATCAAAGTAAAAATTCCAAATAATGCCACAGTTAATCTACAAACTGGTGCGATAACTTACTCAGGAGTCTGGAATGGCAATTTTAAAACTGATAAAGAATGGACAACAGACCCAGCTTGGATTTTGTATGATCTGCTCTACAACACTCGATATGGCTGTTCAATCCCAGAAACAAGTCTAAATAAATTTACATTTAAATCTGTTAGTGAATACTGTGGGGAGAGTGTTGATGATGGAGAGGGAGGACAGGAGCCACGCTTTGCATTAAACATAAATATTACTCAACAACAGGCTGCATTTGATTTGATAAATGATATTTGCTCTGTAATGAGAGTAATGCCTTTTTATAACTCAGGCTCTATAAGTATCAGTCAAGACTCTCCAAAATCATCAACATTTTTATTTACAAACGCTTCAGTCACAAAAGAGGGATTTACATATACAGGCTCTAGTTTAAAAACAAGGCATACGGTCATAAATGTATCTTATTTTGACATGGAAACTCAAGACATAGATATTGAGACAGTAGAGGCTGATGCTGCAACACAGGCTAAGTATGGTGTAGTTACAAAAAATATTAATGCTTTTGGTACAACATCAAGAGGACAGGCAAGAAGATTTGGTAAATGGTTTTTATTTAATGAGCAAAATACAGGAGAAACGATTGCTTTTACTACAACTATTGATGCTGGAGTTACAGTTAGATGCGGAGATATTATTGAAGTTTCGGATTCTTTAAAGGCTGGAGTGAGAAGGGGAGGAAAAATTAAGTCTGCAAGTGGCACAACAATAACCTTAGATGATTTTTCAAATACAGATATTCCACCACTAAATCAAGCCCCTACTTTGTCAGTAATGCTTCCAGATAACTCTTTAGAAACAAAAAATATTACGAATATATCTAATAATGTTTTAACTATTGAATCAGCCTACTCATCTAATCCAAATCCAAATGCTGTTTATATTTTAGAATCAAATACTCTCGAAACAACAACATGGAGAGTGATTTCTGTAGCGGAAAATGAAGATTCAACTTTTAATATTACTGCTCTCAGTCATAATTCTGGAAAATATGATTTTGTTGAAGATGGCACAGCTTTGCCGATTAAGAGTTTTTCAACATTAACTGAAATCAAGTCACCGCCAACAGGTTTGAGGGCTGAAGAAAAAATTGTAGAAATAAATAAAAGAGCAGTTACAAAAATAATTCTTGATTGGCAAAATGTTGCAGGAGCTTCAAAATATCGTGTTTATTACAGAGTAAATAATGGTGATTTTTCACAGATAGAAACAAGCTCAAGTAATTTAGAAATTTTAAACACTAAACAAGGTTCTTATGAGTTTAAAGTATATTCATATAACGCTTTAGGAGAACCATCACCCACAGCTTCAACTTTACTTTTTGAAGCAGATGGCTTTTCTGCTCCACCAGAAAACGTGCAAAATCTTACTGTTGAGCCTATCAATGATGAACAAGTAAGACTTAGATGGACTCAAACTACCTCTCTTGACGTGAAGTTTGGAGGCCAAGTGTACATAAGACATTCTCCTAGAACAGATGGAACTGGTACTTTTGCAAATTCTACTGATTTAGTTGAGGCAATTTCTGGAATATCAACAGAGGCAGTAGTTCCTGCAAAATCTGGAGAGTATGTCCTCAAGTTTCGTGATTTAAAGGGAAACTTTAGTATTGGAGAAACCTCTGTAATTATTACAATTCCAACTTTAAAAGAAGAATTAGCTTTACCACCACAAAGAGAAAATCCTAACTTTAGTGGCTCAAAAACAAATTTAACAGTATCTTCAAATATTTTAAAACTTTCAAACCCAAACACAAACCAATCAGGTGTTTACAGTTTTGCAAGTCCTTTAGATTTAGGAGCTGTTTTTAGTTTAAAAATAAATTCAATAATTTTAAGTAGTGGTGAAAATGAATCCGCTTTATGGGACAGCATACCTAATTTTGACATTGAACAAAGTATTGACGGAACAACGGTAGAGACTGTTAACGGAGCTTTATTTGTTAGAACAACAAATGATGATCCATCGGGTTCACCAACTTATACAGCATTTAATAAGGTGCAAAGTGGTACATTTAGAGCAAGAGCATTTGATTTTAAATGTGAACTAGAAAGTGAAAGTAAAAATAATAATATTTTAATTTCAGAACTTGGATTCGATTCTTTTTTACAAGCAAGGACAGAACAAAGCACATCATTTATACCATCAGGGGCTGGCCCTAAAAACGTAGTTTTTGCTGCTCCATTCTTTACAGGTACTTCAGCAATTGGAGGAAGTGCATCAGCTTATCCACCTAGTATAGGTATTACAGCACAGAACATGGCTAGTGGAGATTTCTTTGTTATTACAAATATCACTGGTAGTGGCTTCACGATAACTTTCAAAGATTCATCAAATTCCGCAGTAAATAGAAATTTCAGCTATTCAGCGGTAGGATATGGACGTGGAGGCTAACAAATGACAAGAGTAAATTCGACTGGGAAAGAAGCATCAAGTAACTTTTCACCTGATAACGGTACAGGCTTACAGGTTAGAACTGCAATAAAAGATGTATTTGAATCACTAAGAACTTTAAATAGTGCATCTGGTGATCCCTCTGGCAATGCAAATTTAGCAGCTTATCAAGTTCATATTGATAGCGACAATGATACTTTAAAAATAAGAAATGGTAATAATGATGGTTTTGTAACTCTTGGAAATGTAAGTCAAACAAATTTTGGACTCTTACCAAAAACAGGAGGTACTTTGACAGGTGTTTTAGGTTTGCCAAATGGCACAGCTTCAGCACCTTCGATTCATTTGGGAGATAGCACAACTGGATTATACAGAAAAGGCAGTAATCAAATTGGATTAACTTTTGCTGGAACTGAAAGAGCTTTTTTTGACCAAAATGGTTTAACTTTGTTAGCACAAAAAGATGTAAGATTTTCTGATTCTGATAGTACACATTATGTGGCTTTACAATCTCCAGCTACAATTTCAACAAGTTTTACTTTAACCTTGCCATCTACCGCTGGAAGTAATGGTCAGTTTTTAAAAGTTGATGGCAGTGGAAATTTAAGTTTTGCTACAGTAGATTCAACTGTAACCATAGGATCAACAGCCGTTACTACTGGAGGGTCAGCTGCTACAACTATATCTGGATTAACAACTGTAGATTCAACAAATGTAAACTCAACAACTACTAAAGCAACCACAGTCCAAACAAATGCAACCACTAGAGTTGCTCCAGAGATTGAAAATTCAAACGGTGCTGAGATAGCAAGATTTTGTAAAGCTTATGTAAACTTTAATGGTCAGGGGACTGTAGCAAAAAGGGATGATTTTAATGTAACTGGTATTACTGATAATGGTACAGGAACTTATAATGTTAATTTTGGAACTGCAATGGCAGATGCAAATTATACAGTGGTTTTAAGTCATGATTTTAGATCAGTTAATAATAGGTCTGTAGGTCTTGATAGTAATAATTACAGTACTACTACTTTTAGACTAACAATAGAAGATGCTTCGCAAAGTTATGGTGCTGGTTCAAGTAGAGTTGATTGTAAAATAATAGGGGTTGCAGTTTTTGGTAATACTTAATTATTATGATTATTAAGGAGGTAAAAGAATGACAGTTCATTTTGGTGATGGAACAAGTCAGACTTCGGCTGCAACATCTGTTACGGCTGCATTAGTTTGTAGGGCTTGGGTTAACTTTGAAGGGCAAGGAACCGTTGCTATGAGAGATAATCAAGGTGTTACTGGTATAACTGACAACGGTACTGGAAACTATAATGTTAATTTTCCAAGTATGGGAGATTCAAATTATTGCACTGTTGGTTCACATAACATTCAGTCAGTTAATAACAGAGTTTGGGGGCATGATAATAACAACTATGGAGCTACAAGCGTAAGAATTACCACTGAAGATGCCTCACAAGGTTATGGTCAAGGATCAAGTAGAGTAGATCAAGACCGTTTCTGTCTTGCATTTTTCACTTAAAATGCTGATAATATAAGCAAAAGGTATTAGTTTTTATGGCAAATTCAGATTACAGAATTGTATATCTAAACCCAGAATACGCTGGAGGTATATGTATTATATCCCCAGCAGATAATTGTCTTAATCCAGATACAGGTAATTTATTTACACTTGAAGAAATTGCCAAGAAAGATGTTCCAACTGGTGCTAAATATAAGATAATTCCTGTAGCAGATATGCCAACAGACAGATCTTTTAGAGATGCTTGGACTACAAGTGAATCAAACTTAACAGATGGAGTAGGGGCATGAGTATTATTTCAACAGATATGGCAAAAGCAAAAGAAATTCATAAAAAAAATATTAGAAGATCAAGAACGACAAAGCTTCAAGAACTTGACGTTGAGTTTCAAAGAGCTATTGAAACAAGTTCATCAACAACAGATATTGTTTCAAGAAAACAAGCACTTAGAGATGCTCCCGCTGATAGTGCTATAGACGCTGCAACAACTGAAGCACAACTAAAAGCTCAATGGAATACCAGTATTCTTGGTGATTCACCTTATATCTAATGGCAGTTACTCCAGCAGTTTATGACATGACGGTACAAAGAAGATCCGATCATGCAATTCAGTTAGTTTTTAAAGATTCTAATGATAATGCTATTGACCTGACTGGATTTACAGTGGAAGCACAGGTTTGGGAAGAAACAAGGACAACTAAATATGCAGATTTTGGTGTTACTTATACAAATAGATCAACTGGAACTATTGATATTGCCCTTACAGATGTACAGACAGCGACCTTTAGCCCATCAGAATTAAAATATGATGTATTACTTACAAACCCATCTGGACTGAAAGAATATTATTTAGAAGGTACACTATACATAAGTGAAGGGTACACCGCATGACTTCTGTAAACGTAACAACTACTCGAAACACAGTAACAGTTAACGAAGGTGACGCTACAATCATCACAATACGCACAGTTGGGCCTCAAGGCCCTAAAGGTATTGATTTAAACGAAACTGACAAAGTAGATGGCTCTGTTATTTACTATGACTCTTCTTCTGCTACATTTAAAGCAGATGCAACAACTACTAAACTAACACTCGTAGACGGAGGAAATTTCTGACATGGCTAACACAGTACGAATAAAAAGATCTACTGGATCGTCAGCACCTACAAGCCTTGCAAATGCTGAGTTGGCCTTTGCTGAAGGAAGTAAAACATTATTCATTGGTATTGGAACAGGGGGTGCGAACGGTTCAGCAACAACTATTGAACCTATTGGAGGCGAGGGTAAGTTTTTTGATAAAGATACAACAGTAAATGCAAATACAATTTTAGCTGGCCCTACCTCTGGAAGTGCCGCTGCCCCTACATTTCGAGCCGCTGTTTCAGACGATCTTCCTTCGATTCTGCATACGAAAATCAGCGACTTCGATACAGGTGTTAGAACAAATAGATTAGATCAAATGGCTGCTCCAACAGCTAGTGTCAGCCTTAATTCTCAGACAATAACAAATTTAGCTGACCCTGTAAATACGCAAGATGCAGCGACTCGTGGCTTCGTTGAGGCTACTGCACAAGGCTTAGATGTAAAAGATTCTTGTGTAGCTGCAACAACAGGAAACATTGTTATATCAACAGCTTTAAATGATGGAGACACGCTTGATGGTGTATCTCTTTCAACAAATGACAGAGTGTTGGTCAAAGATCAGTCTACTGCAAGTGAAAATGGTATTTACAAAGTCGGATCTTCACCAGCAAGGGTTGATGACTTAGCTGCTGGGGCTGATGCAGCTGGTATGTTTACATTTATTGAACAAGGAACTGTAAATGCCGATAACGGCTTTGTTTGTACGAGTAATAAAGGATCAGCGGTTGTGGGGAGTAATAACCTTACTTTTGCTCAATTCTCAGGTGCAGGGCAGATCACGGCATCAGATGGCCTTTCAAAGTCTGGAAACACTTTATCTGTTGACCTAAAAGCAAATGGTGGACTTGTTATTGAATCTGCTAAAATTGCTCTTGATCTTGCTGCCAGTTCTATAACAGGAACTTTACCTGTAACTAAACTTACAAGTTTAACTTCTACCGTCACGGAATTAAATTTACTTGATGGTTTAAATTCAACGACTACAGAATTAAATACTTGTACAGACGGTGATACTTCAGCTACTTCAACAACTCTGGCAGCTGCTGACCGTTTTGTATGCAATGATGCGGGGGTAATGAAACAAGTTGCTTTATCAGACCTTGTGACTTTCCTTGAGAACGAAAGTGTATCAGGTTTTAACATAGATGGTGGCTCGTATTGAATTAAGCTATTAGGAGGTAAAAGCCAATGGCTAATGAAATCAAACTCAAAAGAGGAAGTGGTAGCGATCCAAGTGCTAGTGATCTGGCTATAGGCGAACCCGCCATTAGAACCGATACAGGCGAAATATTTTTAAAAAAAGACGATAATTCAGTAGCAAAAATATCTGGAGGTGGGATAAGTGATGGAGACAAAGGAGATATTACGGTATCTGGTTCTGGCTCAAGCTTTACCATAGATAATGGAGTAATTACAAATGCAAAAGTTGCTTCCAATGCTGCCATAAGTGCAAGCAAAATATCAGGAGTAATGCCGACAACAGGTGGAGCTTTTACAGGTAATGTTTCTATATCTGATAATGCGATTGAGTTTGATAGCGATTCTGGAAATACCAATAAAGTTTCTCTTCAAGGGCCAAGTAGCTTAAGTTCAGATGTTACTTTTACCTTGCCTAATGCTGATGGATCGTCTGGACAATTTTTAACAACTAATGGTAGCGGTGTCTTAAGTTTTGGATCAGTAGATAAATCAACTCTTCAGTTTCCTGATGGCAGTACAGGAGTATCACTTAGTACACAGAATGAAATACAGATAAACTCGGCTAATCACAAAATAGTTTTTGATACTGATACAGGTAATACTCATCATATAAGTTTTGCTGGCCCAAGTTCTTTAACAAAAACAAGTGAGTTTACGTTGCCTGAAGATGGGTCTAATGGACAGTTTTTAAAAACAAATGGTAGTGGAGTCCTAAGTTTCGGATTAGTAGATAAAATAGAAGAAGGAAACAGCAGTGTTGAAGTTGTTGATAGCGGTTCTGGCTATGTGACAACTGAAGTTGATGGTAATGAAGAAATAAGAACTATAGCTGGTCAAACGACTATTAAGCATTTAAGAGTTGGCGAAAACTGGACAATGGCTGATGCCACTGGAAATGGAATTTCCATATTTACTAGCAATAGTAATGACCTTATTAAATCAACTGGTAGTAATGGTTTCAAAATAAGGGCTGGTTCTATACAACTTTTGCAGACAGGATCTCCTAACAATATTTATGCGAGTTTTAATAATAGTGGTTGCGATTTAAGAGTAGGCGGTAGTCAAAAATTAGCTGTAAGTTCTTCTGGTACATCAGTTACAGGCACTTTAGCTGTTTCATCAACAATAAACGCAAATGGTGGCCTAGATACAGACGGTGATGTTCAGTTTAATTCTGGCACAACCAACATGAACATATTGTTTGACGCTAGTGAAAAACAATTAGATTTTGATGATAATGTAAAACTTTCTTTTGGTAGTGGTACGTCTTCTTTTAAAGTATTTTCTGATGGAACAGATAGCATAATTCAGTCTTACCAAGAAGGTGAGATTAAAATTCGCCACTCAGCAGATGACGGTAGTAATGTTCAAAATTCCATAGTTAGCATTGCTGATGGTGCGGTTCAACTCTTCCATAGTGGAAATCAAAAATTAGCTACTGCTTCGGGTGGCGTGTCAATAACAGGAACTCTTACTGCCTCATCAACAATAACAACAAGTGGAAATATTTTTGCTACTAATGACAGTCAACAAGATATAGGAACAACCAGTGTTAGATTTGCAAACGGATTTTTTGATACTTTATATGGTGATGGTTCAAACCTAACTGGTATTAATACTGATTTAGTGTCTGACACTTCCCCGCAGCTAGGCGGTGACTTGGATACTAATAGTTTTGAGATAAGTTTTGATGATGGTCATGCTGCTAAGTTTGGTGACTCTAGTGACTTGCAGATTTATCACAACACCCATAATTATCTTGTTACTAGCAATGGAAACATTGAATTAAGGAGTACAGTTGGTTCAGACGAGGCAATGATAAAGTGCAAACCTGATGATGCGGTTGAACTCTACTTTAATGGCAGCCTAAAATTAGCCACAGCAAACGATAAAATTAATTTTTATGCACACGCTAAAGTAAATGCTGATTCAACTTATGACTTAGGTGCTAGTGGTGCTAAATGGGCTAATGCTTATGTCGATAACTATTACGGAAGTGGAGCAAACCTTACAAGTTTAAATGCAAGCAACATTTCTTCTGGTACGATCCCAGCAGCAAGAGTTGGGGATATTTCTGGAAACGCTGCAAGTGCTGACACTGTAGATGTTACTGGTGCAAGTAATCAAGATGCTAGTTTTATGCTTACATTTGCTGATGCTACTGGTTCGGCAAGAACTATTAAAGTAGATGGCGATTTAACATATAATCCTTCCACAAACGTATTAAGTACTGGGACATTTAGTGGATCTGGTGCATCTCTTACAAGTTTAAACGCAGACAATATTTCATCAGGAACATTAGCTCAAGCAAGAATTGAAAACAGTGCTATTAACTCAGATAAGTTAGCTAACTCGGCTGTAACTTTTTCAAAGTTTCAAAATGTTGCACAGAACCATATACTTGGAAGAATATCAAGTGGTACTGGCCAATTACAGCAATTAAGTGCTTCATCAATAAGATCAATACTTAACGTGGAAGACGGAGCAACAGCCGATCAATCTGCAAGCGAGATATTAACACTTATTAAAACTGTAGATGGCTCTGGAAGTGGGCTAGATGCTGATACTGTTGATGGATTACAGGGTTCTGCTTTCTTACAGAAAACTGGCGATACCATGACAGGTATTTTAAACTCAAGAGATATTAAATTAGGTGCTGGTTATCATCTACAAAGATCAGACCATCATTCAGGACATTTAGAAGGTAGTTATAACAACGTAGGTGCTAACAGTTATAAATCAAACCCGATTTACAGTATTGGTTCTGCATACAATCCCAATGATGCTACTTTAGGAAACTTTTATGGAGTTGGTTATAGTCATGGTAATGCTTCATTTACACCTTCGACTTCTGGTTGGGGATTTTATGTTGCTGCTGATGGAGATTCAAGAGTATTTTTAGACGGAAGTTACGGAAGAGTCTATATAGGAACAAATAATCGTTATTTGTCAGATGTTTCAGGGCAGTACGGCTCAGTACAGGTAAACGCTAGTGGTGTTAATGGTTGGGAGGGATATTCGATAGATGGTCGTGCTGTATTTATGCACAACGGAGGTACTGAAACAGGTATTTATAATGATGTTGATAATGAGTGGATGCTTATTTGTAACCATAATAGTTCAGTAAATTTATTTCATAATGGTTCTCAAAAATTCTTCACCACTTCGGCTGGAGTAGATGTTACAGGAAGAATAGATATTAATGACTCAAATACAATAGTTCAAGAAGGTGCGGGCAATGCCATAAGACTACAAACCAACTCTGGTTATATAGATGTAGGAGCACAAAACACAAGTTATGCCCATTTTACAACTGATAGAAATACTTTTTATTTTGGTGTAAAAATGAATGTTAATGGTCATGTAAGACCACATTTAAATAATACTTACGACTTAGGTTCATCAAGTTTACGTTGGGCGAACTTATACGTTAACGATATGCACTTTGCAAACTCAGTAGAAAATCCAAACGTGGTAGATGGGACTTGGGGCGATTGGACATTGCAAGAAGGTGAAGATACAATTTATATGTTGAACAACAGGAACGGTAAAAAGTATAAAATGAACTTAACGGAGGTTTAACTAATGTCACTTACTCAAATAACACAATCAGGTATAGGCGATCAAGCAGTTTCATTAGACAAACTATTACATGGAACTCCATCTACTAATGGTAAATTTTTAAGAGCAAACAATGGGGCAGATCCTACTTTTGAAACTGTAGATTTAACCTCATTAAGTGCATCTAATTTAACATCAGGCACAATACCAAATGCAAGGTTCCCTGCAACACTACCTGCAATAGGTGGTGGAAGTCTTACAGGTTTAAATGCGTCAGAATTAACATCAGGCACTATACCATCAGGAAGGTTTGGTACTGATACTATTACTACAACTGCGATTGCGAGTGGAGCTTTACCTACAGATGTAACTGTAGCTAGTGCAAATATTGTTAATGGAACTATTGTTGATGCTGATATAAGCGGAAGTGCTGCTATAGCACAAAGTAAAATTGCTACAGGTAATTTACCTAGTGGGATTACTGTTAACTCATCTAACATTGTTAACGGATCTATTGTTGACGCAGATGTAAACGCTAGTGCAAATATTGCAGGTACAAAAATTAATGCAAACTTTGGAAGTCAAAACATTTCAACTACAGGAAACTTATCTGTAGGAGGTACAATAACTGGTGTTACTACAAATACAGCAACAGATATACAAACAAATGCAAATAATAATGTTGCACCTGTTTTTAAAAACTCTGCTGGTGTTGAAATAGCAAGATTAGTAAAAGCTTATGTAAATTTTAATGGTCAATCAAGCGGTACAAATAAAACAATTAGAGATAGTTTTAATGTTACTTCGGTTACTGACCAAGCAGTTGGATATTATCAAGTAAACTTTGATCGGGCTATGGCTGATGCAAATTATAGTGCTTTAGTAACAGGTGATCTAAGATCTCCTAATACTCGTAGTAGTGGTACTGATTGCAATTTTTATACAACACAATTAGTACGAGTATCTTCTGAAGATAACAACGGTAATTATGGAACACTTAGAGCAGACGTGCAAATATTATGTGTTTGTATTTTAGGGAATACTTAATTATTATGACTATAAGGAGAATTAAATTATGACAGTTCATTTTGGTGATGGTACAAGTCAAACTTCAGCAGCGACTTCATTCACTGCTAATTTACTGTGTAAGGGTTGGGTTAACTTTAATGGACAGGGAAGTGTATCTATTAGAAGTTCATCAGGTGTAAACTCTATAACTGACAATGGAACTGGAAATTACAATATAAATTTTCCAAGTATGGGAGATGCTAATTATTGTACTGTTGGATCACATAACATTCAATCAGTTAATAACAGAGTTTGGGGTACAGATAATAATAATTATGGGGCTACAAGTGTGAGAATTACTACTGAAGATGCTGCACAAGGTTATGGTGCAGGTTCAAGTAGAGTAGATCAACACCGTTTTTGTCTTGCATTTTTCACCTAAAAAGCTAATAATATAAACAAAAGAACCTAATTTTATGGCTAATTCAGATTCTAAAATTGTGTATTTAAACCCAGAAAATGAAGGAGGTATATGTATTATATCTCCTACAGATAATTGTATAAATCCTGATACAGGTAAATTATATACACTTGAAGAAATTGCCAAAAAAGATGTGCCAACAGGTGCTAAATACAGGATAATACCTGTATCTGACGTTCCAACAGACAGATCTTTTAGAGATGCTTGGACAGTTAGTGAATCAAACCTTACAGATGGAGTAGGATCATGAGTATCATTTCAACAGACATAACAAAAGCAAAGTTAATTCATAAAAATAATATTAGAAATTCTAGGGTAACAAAGTTTCAAGAACTTGATGTTGAGTATCAAAGAGCTATAGAAGCTGATAATGCTACAAAAAAAACAGAAATAGCTGCAAAAAAACAAGCACTAAGAGATGCCCCTGCTGATAGTGCTATAGACGCTGCAAAAACAGAAGCAGAGTTGAAAGCACAATGGAATACCGCTATACTTGGCACGTCTCCATATAACTAATGGCAAAACCAACAACCGAAGAACTCAAAGCAGAACTACAAGAAGTAGTTAATAAATTCAATCAAGCACAAGCAGTAATCAAAGAATCTGAAAAAAGATTTACTGAATTAACAGCTATCATTAAAGATAGAACTACCCCTGAGTCAGATGCTTAAAGGAAATCAAAAAAAAATTGATGCCAATAAAGATGG